GCTTCAATTATTTTTGCATCACTTACATTTTGTAGTGAAGTTGTTGAATTACGTAAGATGATGTAAGCGCGAGTAATGCCATTCATTGCGATATTACTCTCAACTACATAAGCGCGTGTTAATATTGCGTTTTCTGCTTCGGAAAGTGAATTATAAATATTTTGTCCGTATTGAATCCTAGTCAATCCAGTTTGAAACATTGTCACGGTTTGGATTGTGAACTTATTGGAAGGAACGGATGTTAAAACTCCTGCTAAGTCATATAAAGCAGGATTTAAAGCGGTTACGTCTGAACCCTCCGCGCCTGTTTGTGTTCTATATCTAAACGTCAATAAAGTTTGCAAAGCCTGATCTAATTCATGTGGTTTTTTCCAATCGTTTGCAAAATTAACTCCCGGTTTAAATATACTTCCCGCGCTTTTATCTAAACTTAAATTAGCACCGTTTGCAGTATATTTATTTCCTGTTAAATTTAATGCTCCAATATATGACATAAGGTCATGCAATTGGTTTGTGTCTGCGTTTGTAGGCGCGCTGATATTATTAACTACATTAATAGTCGTTAAATTAGAGTGAATAACCGCGCCTAAAATAATTAAATCACGCCTTTGAGACGTTGTAAATGCTGTGGCTTGTTCAAATATTACCCCACTTGAATTTATCGCTACATAAGTAATATTGCCGCTTGTCAAATAAGTAGGAGTTTTACCTGTTGTTGCAGCAAAATTAACGATTGTACATGTTGGTATTTCTGGATTGTCATAATTTGTGATTACTCCAATACCTGCACTAATATTGTATTTTGTTGGATCTGCATTTATAGAAATTGCACCATTTTTAATTAAACCGGTTGACAAGTTTTGTTTTTTGTCTAAATCAGTTATTTTGGCAATTAATGCACTGGCTGTTTTATTGTGAATTCCGTTAGCTTCTTGCGTAACGAAATAAGTTGGTGTTGTAACAGTTGGCGCAACCGAGTTCTTTATTCCATAAGGAAAATTAGTTGGGTTTTGAGCCAGCGCGAATAATGGCAATAAAAATAAAAGTATTTTTTTCATAAGTAAAATTGAATTAAAATTTGTGAGCCGCTTTCAATTGTCGTATTGAAAGTCACTATATTATCTGTTTGCGTAAATGTGTTTAAATCGGTTTCGAATCCTAATTGTTCTGTGTATTGAATATAACCGTCAATGTGTGCGTTTACTGCTATTGCGCCTGTAGGTATTGTATAATCTTGTCCTGATCCTGCGTATCTTAACGAATTTAAACCCGTTAAATAATCTTGTAAAGCAAGATAGACTGCATTTTCACTTGGCGAATAATTCAAAACTCCTGCCGTTACCGTTTGGCTAATCATCGCCTCTGGTGGGTCAACTACAATAGGTATTTCAACCCCCAAAGCCCAATTAATACCATTACCTATAATTGCGTTTAATTCCTCCGTACAAACTATATTAGGATAACCCCCTGTTTGTAAATAAGTACCTTTTCCAGCTAAAAACCATTCGTTAGTGGTTGTGTTTGGTAGTGTTTGACCGTCTGTAACTGCAATAGGTAAAAATGCCAATGAATCAGTTGTTTCAATTACCCCCGCTATAAAAATAGCTAAATCGTTAACCGTCCCGCGTCTTAAATTCGTTCCTACTTCATGCGGTATATTATCGGTTAAATTAAATGGAGCTTCAACTAATTGTTCAACACTTATAGTCGATATCAATAATGGATCTATCATAATTTCATCATTTTTAAATGTACGACATAAGGCTGCATATTTTTATTTGTTCCTGATATTCCTGTAATTTCAGTGCCTTGCATGTCTCCAGCTAATGTATCGCCTATGTATGGAGTTTCAGGATATTTGGTTCCTCCAGATGTAGAAGCATATTTAATACCGTGACTATGTTCAACCACTATCGCATCTTTTGAACCTCCAAAACTTCCGATATTAGTATATGTTGTTCCGTATGCTATTGTAGTTAAACCGTCTAAATTTGGCGTTCCATTTTGACCGTTACAAATTGCAAAGCCTAAACATAAATTCGTTCCTAATCCAGTAACGTCAAAATTATCGTCTATATAAAGTTGGGTAACTGCCATTTCTTTAACTTCAAATTGTAAAGCTGCAGAATGTACGTTAATAAAATTTATTAAATCTTGAAATGTTGCCTGCTTTAAAGTTTGGTCGACAAGTGTTTCAAATGGGAAAATATCCGTTAATAAAATACTACCAGGTACTAACTGGTCGACTCTAACCGTTGTTATATCGTTTGGATCTATCATAATTGCTTAGTTCTAATTATTTGTGTTGCGGTTGGGTCAGTTACTAATAACTCATCAGGATTACCACTATTTAAAACGTCTGTCCCTTTTGTAGTCGTTAATGGAATACCAAAACCAACTAAGCTACCAGAAAAAGACAAAAATTCATCAACTGCTGTAGCTTCTGAAAGCTCCTGAATATAGCATTTACCATAATCAATAACTGGAAACAATCCTTCTATTTTCCACTCCAACAATGTTTTTAAGCGTTTTAATTGCTTCAATTTATCATAAGAAACTACATTGAAGTTCCCACCTGCAACGCTTGTAACGACTTGCAAACCACTAAATGAAATATTATAACTTTGCATCATTGGCCTCGAAGTTGTCCAGCCTTGATTATCTCTAGTTGTAGTGTCTATAAATTCACTGGTTTCGCTAAATGGATTGTCAGTTAGGCAAGCAATAGGTAAGTAACTACCTAGTACTTTTATGTATAAAATGCGATCTTGTCCTTTGTAAAAATCCATATTGTAAAAGTAATAAAAATTTATGAACGAATTGACGGTTTTACAGTTTTTCCATAGTCGAACGTCAAACTATAATTTAAATCGGCAACTTCACTAGTAAAAAACTGTTGTAATTTTCCTTTTGTTATATTAGAATCAGTATCATAACTATGTTCAATAAACATAAATAAACCGTTTATATTATTTATTTCTACTGTAGATAAATACGGAACATATCCTAAAATATCCCCCGTAAACGTCTTAATTGGTTTTTGTTGAATACGCATATCGTCTTCGGCGCTTATTTGTAAAATGCTTTTTTCTTCTACTTTATTTTTTCGTGTCCAAATAGTTGTAAGACTTGTTTTGTCACTTTTATAAATCGCGCCAATAAAAACATCACCAATACTATCTCCGTTGTATACTTCTTGATTTTCTTTAATTAATGAACTCGGTGCGTTATTTCTTTGTACTGTGTGAAACTCCCCTATTTTACCATCATAATTGAAATTATTTATAAGTTGGCACGATTGCACTTCGACAATGTGAGGTACTATTTGGTCTGATAAAACCCCTCTAATTGTTGTATAAACATTACAATCAGAAGTTACTGGATCCATTTTTAATGTCCATGTAAAACTGCCTTTCCCTGTTTGCGTCACATTGACTATTGTTTCTGTATTTTTCCATGTACCGTCGTCATCTGCCCAAAAACCATCCGAACGAACTATACTAAATGCAAAGTAAGATGTTCCTGCCCCTGATGATGTCATTTCAACTTTTAATTCAATAGGGCTTCCTTCAATAACTGCGACTGAATCAGAGCGAAGTATTTCTCTATGAAAGGGGTAATCTAAAATCCATTTTGTCTCCATTATTAACCCCATAGCATCATTCAAATCGTTAATTAGAACGAATCCATATAAGTTACTAGCTTTAATCCAATTTTCAAAAATTAATGCGCTATCATGATGTAAATTTGGATTTAAATTCATTGAAGTTTTAAACCCATATTTATAATTCAAACGATACGCACTAATTGCGCCCTTTGTTTGGATTTGCTGATTACCACTGCAATGATGAGGGTAATAATTATCTATTTGAGAGCCTATTTTTTTATATAGTCCTTTTATAAAAGTTGTGTTTAATGTGTTATCTATAAAAGTTGCACTTAAATTAAATTCATTTGGACGATAAACCCACCATTGGCCATCTTGTTGAGTGATGCAAGCTGAAAATAAATTGAGCACTGAATTTAAAACTTCTTCACATGTCATTATAGTATCGTCATCTATTTTGACAAAACGCTCTGAATTTATATAAGTGTCTTTTAAAATGTTAGTTCCTGAATATCCAACATAATAAACGTCAATAAAGCTATTTATTGTCATAACCAATCCAGTTCGAGTCAAACACGCTTCGATAACTTGAAACATAGATAATTTTCCTGTAAATGTAAAACCGTTGCTTTTGACAAATGACAAGTCTTTTAACGAACCTAAACCGTCAATAAAATCTAAATCAACCACCCATAAATCACGTACAAAAGATTGAGTTACCCCATCTGGCTTAAGAAAACCGTTAAAAACTATTCCGGTGCTATTCGTAACTTTAACCGTATAGGTTCGTTCGTCTGCGTCTGAAAATTCGTCAAATGTTAATAATGGATTAGCTTCTAATTGCAAATTTAAACCTGTTCCGCGAATAGTATCAAGTATGTTGTCTACATTCCCTTTATCAAATGAAACTTTGCCAAATATTTCAGTTGAAACACCTTCAAATCCAACTTCAAATATTTGAACTAAATAACCTGTTGTATTATTTTGTATGAAGTATTTTTCCATTTATCGTCCTCCTATTCTTAAGTTGCGTTCAGTTGTATTATTTAAAACACCTATTAAAGAAGTTCCTGCAATTTCAAAAACTACTGTTCCATTTGCACCGCCACTCCATCCTGTTCCGCCTGATGTAGATGATGTGTTATTTGCACCGCTTCCAGTTGATGACGATGTTGAGCCTCCAGACATTCCTCCATTACCTACTTTTTTAGCAGAAGAAGATACGGCAGCCCCAATTGCAACTAATGCGATTCCGGCAGCAGCTAAAGCGTAAGGATTCGCAAAGGCTTTTTTCATCCATGCAACTACTGCTGCGTATGCTTGAGCTAAAACACCCATTTTTACTAGCTCTTTTCCAACGCTAGAAATCATTTGACCTATTGATCCTATTAAAGACGCACCGGCTTCTTTAAATACATTTGTACCCATAGCCAAGGCATTGCCTATAGACTCTCCAAAACCTATTAAAGCATCTTCTGTGCTTGTCTCTATAATGTCAGAAAGATTTAATCCAAAATTAAGCCACATAGTCTCAAATTCAGCCATAGACTCTGACATCATTGGAACTAAGTTTTTTATTGACTGTCCAAATATTTCAGAATTTACAGGCGGTAATGACAAGCCAATAGGTATGATTGAACTTTGCAATCCTGATACTTGTGGAGTTTCAAAAACTGCAGGAGCCGCTTTTGTTTTACCACCTGTTGACTCGCTTAATTTTATACTTGAAGCTGTTAATGTATTTATAACATTTTGCCTTCTTTCTAAAGCTTTTGTACCTGATAAAATTTCTTGTCTATAATCGTTCTCGGCTTTTTTAGAATTATTTACAAGTCCGTTTAAATTAGTAACTGCAATAAACTTTTGATTATCGGCATATAATTCATCATTTGTTGCACCAGCTCTTAACGCTATTAATTGTTGTTCAAGTTTTAACGTTTCATTTTTTTGCTTAACTAATTTGGCATTAGCTGCAAAAACTTTTAATTGAATGTCTGCGCTTGCACTGGCTAATTTTTCTGCAATAGCTCTATTTAATAAAGCAGCTGTAAGTTCATTTACAACTCCTGTTAAATTAGAAGTCATTATTTGTTCTTTTGACAAGTTGCCAAAATAACCCGGATATTGTTTTTGTAGATTATCAACTGCAATTAATCTTTTTTCGTCTGATAACGATTTGTTTTGTGATGCGCTAACCAAAGCTTTTAATCCAAAGATTTCGCCGCTAGTAGACTTAACAGCTTCTTCACTAGCTTTTTTAATAGCGCCTCCAAATTCATCAAATTTACCCGTAACTTTATCTATAATATCCCCAACACTTAAACCTGATTGTGATAATAAAGTTAATCCCGTAGTTAATAAAGATATTCCTAACAAAATACCCCCAGTACCCATTAAAGAACTTGCCAAAGCTTTTAATGCGCCTCCTGTTGAGCCTGTAGATTGTTTTAAATATGAAAAAGCCTCCGCTGTTGCTGTTAAGTTGTTTCCTATTCCGATAATTCCATATGGAGCATCCTGTGCAATTCTTGAAAATTGCATCAATGCATTAGAGCCGTTTGCAGTACTTTTCGTAAAGCCTCCCATCGATGTGGAAGTGGAAGAAACTTGTTTTTGCAGTCCTGCTAAATTAGTTTTAGCGGTTGCAATTTGAGTGTTTAAAGTGGAAACGTCTAAACCCACTTTTAAGTTAGCGGATTTTTGTTGTCGTAATTTTTCTAAAGCAATAACAGCTTCGGTAATACCTTTTTTTAAGTCAGATACATCCGCACCAATTTGAACTTCTAATTTGTTTCCTGTTGCCATTTTTGGAATGCTTTTATAAAATTATCTTTATGCTCTTGTGATACTTGACCGCTTATTTTTTTGTCACCATTCAAAGGTAAGAAATTTTCTTTTCGTTTTGGCATTTTCTTTGGGTCTTGATGCGGTGCAATATAACTTGTCCACATCAATTCTCTTAACATTTGCCATTTATATAAATCTTGCCTTTTATAACTAAAAAGCCTGATTTGAAATTCTGCCCACGTCATATCGTAAACGAAATCCAAATCAGGACATTTAAGTTCTCCAAGCGCGAATGATATCACATCTTCGCTCCAGTTTATTTTTTCGTCACTTTTTTTTTAGATTGTTCTTTTTGTTCTGGAACATCTTTTTGTAAAGAATTTCTAAACGCTGCGAAAAAATCAATAATTATAGTACTATTCGGCTCTAAAGCATCAACCCAATCAGCAACATCGAAGCTGTCGAAAGGCGCATTTTCGCTTTTTCTGGCATAACTAAAAGCAGCAGAATAAAACATAATTAAAGGCACCCATTTAAACGGATTTTCTTTAATTTTATCATCAATTTGATGCACCATTAATCCTTCTTTGTCCAAAAGATTACCTAAAAACCCAAGCCCTAAATAAAAATCTCGATATTCACCACCAATAAATAAGTTTATTTTTTTCATATATTAATTATGAACAATTAAGTAAATAGTTGCGTTTTGCAAAATGCCATCTGAAACTACAAAATCAGTACCATTCCAATACTTAGTTTCGATAGTTGCTAATACTCCTAAATTATCAATCAATACTTGTGGAGCCGCATAACTTGCATTTTGCAAATGAATGTAAATATCAACTTTGTTTAAATCTGAATAAATAGACGAGAAATTAATTGAATAACTTCCGGTGCTATTTCTTGTGTACGTAAAAGTCTTTAAGGTATCGTTTTTCAATATAACACCTGTTATGTTATCCGTTCCAGACTGCGAAAGTTTGGCTTTATAAATTTTAAAGTCTACTTGTTGATCTACATAATCAACAACTGCTTTTAAATTTGTTCCAACATCGGTTGGTGTAATTCCTGCGGGCGTAGTTTCATTTGTTATTTGGCTGTCAATTTGCGACTTTAATGCTGTATTTGTCATTTTATTTATTTAAGGTTATGCAAATTCATTGCTAAAAACATTATTGAAAACGCTAGTTCAGGCGTTAGGATCAACCAATACTATCGCACCGTCTCCGTCAATAGTTGCACTAAATGTAGTTACTTCATCACCACTTCCAAAAGTTGCGCTTAAATCAGTAATATAACCGCTTCCAAAATATTTAATAGATGTAGCGTCGTCAATATTTGTATCTAGTTTCCACTCAACTAATGTTTTAGCTTGTTGAATAAGAAATAATGCATCGTGTGATTGTTTTGCTGTGTCACCGCCAACTGTTGTGGTATCGATATACTCACCTTCTGCATCGATTGTATAACTAAATGATCCAGCAGTTTTTTTGACAACTCCGGGAAAGCATTTCGTTTGTGATTCGATCATTGAAACAGTTGTATTTAAACTGTTTGAAGTTAGACAAGCTACTGGCTTATAGGCAGCACCTGTATAAATGTAGATAATTCCTTTTTCACCTTTAATAGACATAGTAGTAAGTTTTAAATTTTATGTAAATATAATTAAATTATTCCAATGTTAACACTAAACGGATAAAATTTCTAAAAACTGTTTGTGTTGAGGTGCTTGTATCTAAATTTGATGGAAATTCATAAACTCGATTTTTAACCGTAAAACCTGATATTTGAATATTCGCAATTAGTCCTAAAATGACATTTTCCATATCATCATTCGCAACACGGCTGCCAACATTACCAGCACCATTGTAAATACATACAATATCCAATAAAGTAGCAACTTCCCATCTATGACCGCATTTTGTTGCGTTAATATCTTCCTTGTCTTGAGTCGATATAATAACGTATTGCGTAGGATTAAGTTTTCCAGTTACTTGTGTATCAAAACACGGATATGTTGCATTTACGGCATCATAAATAGCTTTACGAATATATTTATTTGGATTTACCATAATCTTTTAATAATGTTTTCAATGCTTTTAGATATTCTTTTCGACCTCTTAATAATGCTGGATATAAATATGGACGTGCTCTTAAATTTACTTCTTTAATTCCTTTTCCTTTAAATAACCACGCCTGCCCTTTCAATTCGTTTGGCACTTGAACTAAACCACCTGTCCCAAATTCAACATAAGCCGCATAAGGCGCTACTGTTCCGCCTGCTTCAATATTCCAATGTGTTTTATCTTGTTCGAATGCTTTTATAGATTGCCCCAATTTACCAAAGTTTGCTACGACTGTGCTTTTTGCGTAAAGTTCGATATTTCTGGCCGCAACTTGTGTGGCATCTTCGATATCTCTTTCAGCTTCTTTACCGTATTTTTTAAGGTTTGCTACAACTTTATCAAGACCTTTGAGTTCCATATATTTCAATATCAATATTGTTTAAATCTTTATTTAAAATAGAATCTAAATTGTAAATTAAACCATTGTATTTAATGAAATTTTCTTCAATATTTAGATCAATATCGTATCGATTTCTGATAGTAAATATTGTTTGAACAAAGTTATCGTTTTGACCGTTTTCGTTGGTTCTATACGCTCGTTTTGTTTCTACATTAGCCCATACTGAATAAACCAAAGCAGTAGTTACTGTGTTTCCGCCGTATCCATCTGGAACAGTTGTAGTTTTCCATATTCCGATTGCCTTTGTGTATTTTCTAGCTATCATATAAATCTTCTATTAGCATCAATTGCTTGTAATACAGATAAAGGTATTAAAGTGGTATTTTCCTGTTTTTCACTTTCATAAAACCACACTTTAATGATTTGTAAAGCCGCATCGATTAACTCATTTGGAATATCATCAACATCGGAATAACCAAGCGTTAATAATACTGAGCCGTCAACTGTTGGCACAATAGCATTAGTTTGTCGATATTGAATGTTTAATAAAGTCACGTTATTGTCAATAGGATAATCATAAACAATTACACTATTAGTTAAAGCACATGAATAAAACGTTTTATTTTTAGTTAAAAATATATGTCCTGTTCGTTTTTCTATAAACGATAAACTTGACTTAATCATACTTGTTATTTCGTCGTCGGTTTCCGTTTGAAGCGCATCGATTTTTAAGTATAATTTAGCCTGTGCTAATGAGATTATATCTAAATAGCTTGTCATTATTTTTTAGCTTTAATTTCAACCACATACCAATCCATCGCTTTCGCATCTTTGTCTGATAATTCAATAGTATCACCTATTTCGTAATTCTTTTGTTCTGACAACTTAAAAAACGCTTTGATTACTTTGTACTTTTTCATAAATTTGATGTTAAATTATTCATTAATTCGTTTACGTTTTCGCGAACTTCTTTTTTAAATTCATTTCCTTTACTTCCAAAAGATTTATCAGAGTTTATTTTCATTAAAATATTATTAAAAATATTACTTATAACTTTTTGATCTTTAAACCCACAAATAGTTAAGTATCCCAAATAACACTCTATGAAGAATTGTTCGGATGTAGTTCCGTAATTAGTTCTTTTAGAATCTTTTTGTTGTAACCAAATAGCTTGGTTCATTTTGTAGTCAGTATATTTTAAAATCATAATGTTTTTATTTATTTCAAAGATATAAAAAAATTATTTGTTTATTCAAAAAACATTTATATATTTGTATCAGAATAAACGTATGAAGATATACGTTACCATTTAAAAACTCAAAGACCTCCATAACGGAGGTCTTTTTAATTTATAAAATTATGAAAAATATTACAGAAGAATTATTATTAAAAAACGGATTTGTTAAAAATGAATCTTTTATGTCTTTTAAAAAAGACTATTTTGTCTTAGGATTAAATGGAAATGATTTTGTAGAAGATTGTTATATAATTTTAAACACAAAAAACGGTAATAATATAAAAGTAAAAAAGTTAAAAGAAATAAACGATTTTATAAATAAAAATAAATAGTTATGGGAACATTTTTATTAGAAACAACAACTGTAAATAAAAAAGAAAAAGGATTTTACTTTGAAGACATACATGGAAAATATGGAGTTATTGGCAAAGAAAAAGTTTTTAATGGTTGCGAATCTGTAACTGTTGAATTAACTTTTATAAGCAACGGTAACACTTCTGAATTTTCAGAAAATGATATTTTATCTTTGATAATGGATAAATTAAAAGAACTTAAAAAATAATGTTATGAGGGAATTTTTTGAAATTATAAACGAATATCCTGGGACAACCTTTTTATGTTGGTTAATGATTATTTTTTATTTCTGTCATTACTGCCAAAATAAAAAATAATAAGAAATAAAAAAACCCACTACAATTAAGTAGTGGGTTTTTAAAATTAACTAACCAAAATATTATACTGCTGTAAAATCTCCGTAAACTAAAGCGGCTGGTTGTTCAACTGCCAAAGCTGTTTGAGACTCAATACGTGCTGTAATGTTATTTTTAACAAAGTTTGTTCCCTCAACTTCGCTAAACTCTAAGGATAAACCTTGAGTATTAACTTTGTTTACGCGTGTCCAGTCACCTACAAAATATTTGTTTGCAGCTAACCAAGTTGCTTTATAAATTGCGATACCGTCGATTCTTAATTGACCACCGTCAAAAGTTACAACGCCTGGCAATCCGTAACCTGCTCCAGTTGATTTTTCAGTTTTCAAGATATCCCAATAATCAGAAGGGCGAATAACAATTCCGTTAACAGGGAAGTTTAAATTCTCTTGTTTTGCGATTTCGTTGATCAACATTTCAATTTTGTTTTGACCTGTTATAATTTCAGTAGATGCAGTTGCGGCACCAGCTAAAACAGTGTTGAAAATTGAATTTTCAGCAATGAAGTAATCACGTCTTAACGCTTTTGGAATGAATGAAGTCAAGAAAGGCAAGTTATTAGCCATTTTTTTGGAGTAACGTGTAAAACCAGCAATAAAGTCGGTATTAACGTCAACCATTGTAAAGTCGTAATCTCTTTGCGCTTTTGAACTTCCCTCAACTTGAGTAGCAATCGCGCCTTCTCCGGCTCCTTCACGCGGGAATGTATAAGTACCGCCGTCAATGTTTACACTACCAACTAAATCAGCAACGTTGACCATTTGACCCGGTATCATCACAACATCAAAGTTGTAATCTTTAGGTTGTGCGCCTGTTAGATTAACTCCTAATGTCATATCTCCAACTACTTTTAATTGGATTGCATTTCCTTTGCGCACTTCTTTGATATCCACGAATTTTTCAGAAATAGATTTCTCCATTCTTTCCTGATATCCTTCTTCTTTCGACGCAATTGTTTTTTCTTGCAATTTAATGTCAAGTTTGTCAGCGTGATCCTGAACCGCTTTCAATTTCAATTCCATAGCTTCGGTAACTGATTTTAATTCGGCTTCAAACTGATTTTTGTTTGATGCGGAAAGTTTAGTTTCAAACGCTTCTATAGCTGTTTTAACTTCTAAGGCTGTTTTAGTTTCTAAGCCTGTTTTGATGTTTGCCAATTCGGTCAATAATTTTTCGTCCATTTTATTTAAGGATTAATGAGTTTGTAAATGATTTTAATGTCTCTAATGTAAGCGGCTCATTTGTCAAAGTGTTAGGTTCTAACGGCTCATCTGTAAGTGCTTTTAATAATGTTTCAATTTGTTTTAGACGTTCGTCTGAATAAGGTAAATTGTATGATTTTTCGATTAGTTCCATTATTCCGTAATGAGATTTAATGGATTTAATATCTTGTACTGTGCTTAATTGATTTGCCCCCCAACTGGATAAAAAAGAATATTCCATTAACTTGTATTCGTTAATAATGGATTTATTTTTTTGGTCTCTTTGAATGACTTTGTAACCTATGCTTAATTCGGCATTTAGACCTGATGAGTACATTAATTGAATATCGGTAAACATATCTTTACCTAACGGCTTATTCATATTGAATTGAGAAGTCGTAAGCAATCCATAACTATCTTTGGTATCAATAGACAAAGGTACTCCAATCATCATTGTAGGATTATGGTCTTTTAAAACTCGAATACGTTTAAAGTTTTCGGTTACTGTTTTATCGAATGAACCAAACGCGCTTATATCCCCATCGCTATCTTTGAAGTCGTAAACATTAGCGTATGCAGTTACAACGCCTTTTTTGTCGTCTAATTCTTTTAAATCGTTTGATAAAATTTTAAATTCCATAATACAAATATATTAATATTATTTTAATTTAGTCTAAATAGTTAAATTATTTTT